AGATTTGATAACGCAGGTGGTACTTGTACCTCAGCGGTTATGGTTGTTTTTAGACCTGCCGATAATACCAAAGTTTGGGCAACAGAGCAAATATCTACTACTGCTGCTGCCGCTGCCGCAACTATTACTGTAACAGGTGTTACACCTGCAAATGGTGAAAATGTAACCATTGCCTCATGGCATACGGCTGATGATAATACTTGGGGAACTTTGACAGGTACTAACTGGACAAAGGGTACGCTTTCGGCTCAGTACAGAAATACTTCAGGTACTGACCAATCTATGACAATAGCCTACCAGTTGCAGACTACTGCCGCTGCTACCAATAACGTATCACAGACCCAGTTAACTTTGGGCAATGATGCTACAACTTGGCGAAGGGTTACTTTTTTTGAAACGGGTGCCTTCACAGGAGGGTTTGACCCGTTTGGCTCAATGGGATTTTTTGGATTATGAAAAAACATACTAAGGTATATTTAGACTATTTTGGATATGGGATGGAAGACTTTATTCCATGTGAGATATGTGGAAACAAGGCCGTAGATATACACCATATAGACTGCAGGGGTATGGGTGGTAGCAGTAAAAAAGACAAGGTTGAGAATCTTATGGCTCTTTGCAGGGAGTGTCATATAACATACGGGGATAAAAAACAGCACATGGAAAGGTTGCAGGATAGGCATAACTTACGGCTAAAAAATAAGTAAATTTGTCCTATGGCAATGAATAAGCAAAGGCGCACAGCCAATCTAAATAATATCGTAACCTACGATACCCTAAAGAATGTAACCTTATTGGCAGATTTGACCATTGAGGGACTGACAGGAGCTGGATTTGTAAAGGCTGACGTTAATGGATTGTTGTCCGTAGACACAGGCGCATACCTCCCAATCCCTTCCCAATCTGGCAATAGTGGAAAGTATCTAACTACAGACGGAAGTAATCTTTCTTGGGGTACGGTATCAACTGCGAATATTTATAATAGTGATGGTACGCTGACGGGGAATAGGATAGTTACAAGTGGTGGATACGGATTGACTTTCACAGGAAGCAACACAGCATCGTCCGCTATTGCAAGAGGATTGAATCTTACGCATACGCTTGTAGCTGCTGCGAATAACGATGTGCTTGTTGGTTTGGATATAAATCCTACGTTTACGAATGGTGCGTTTACTTCAGTAGCAAATATAGGATTACGGGTTAGTAACAGCTACCTTGTTGTTTCAGGGGATTACTTCCCCGGCACTGTACTACCTGCAAAAGGTATTATATTTGAAGCCTCAGGTGGTTCTGCAAGAATATCAAGTAGATTTGCAAGTGCTGCTGCGGCTTTAATTATAAATGCTTCTACATTAGATTTAAATGCAGGTACAGTTAATGTTCCCGGAGGAAGCTTTACTTCCACAATTGCTCAGTTTAATCAATTTGTAAGGACTTCTTACACAGTTGTGTCGGGCGGTATGCATGCTTCGTTTGGGCAGAACTTAATGGCAGCTAATGACCATCAGCTTTATGCGAGTTCTGGAAGGAAGTTATTCTTATCCGCTGACAACATTGTTTTCACTACACAGAATGCAGCAACTGCAACTGGTCAAATATTTTCATCATCAGGCAACTGGACCATCGGTGGAACTACAGACGCAGGTTATAAACTTGATGTGCAGGGGACGGGAAGGTTTACGGGGAATATTTATATGCTAAATGATAACGGCATAGTATTCAACGATAATGCATCTACCGGAAGAAGATTTGCAATAACACAAGACGCAAGCGTAATCACAAATACTGGAGTTGAAAGCATATCTATTGGTTATGCATCATATGCTTATTCTTTATGGTCAGTTGCTTTAGGAACAAGGGTTGGGATACCGAGTGGCTACAATTCAGTAGTTGCTGTAGGTTATAATTTTACAGTACCGGGCAAGGGTATTTACTTACAAAGAAACTCATTTGGTTTACGAATGGGTAGCTCTGCAACAGATAGAGATATCGCACTTGGTGGATATGTAAATACGGGAGATGTCGAAGGCGGAACTGCTCTTGGAGCAGGGACTTCTGTATCCGGAGGATACGGTGTTGCAATTGGCGTATGGTCTGTTGCTGGTGGACAGGAGTTTGTAGCAGGTGCATCTGATGGTGCAGGAACAGCAAAGCCTATTTCAAATGTATATTTTGGAAGTGGTAAAATTAGAGGTAAAGGTGATGGTACTGCAACAGTGACTTATACTGATGGAGCAGGGTCATCTTACACGATTAATGGTTCTGGTGCTTACGGTACTGACTTTGCGGGAGGCAATATAACTATTGCTGGCGGTAAGGGTACAGGAACTGGAACACCGGGAGATGTCATCTTCTCAACAGCAACAGCTCTTACTACAGGAACTACACTTCAGTCCCTGACACAAAGAGTGTGGATTAAGGGAGGAACAGGTAATCTGTTGGTTGGTTCTTCTACAGATGGAGGACAAAGATTCCAAGTGTCTGGTAATGCGCAAGTAACTCACTCATACACTCATACTACTGGCTCTTATACAAGCGGTCTTACTTCTTATGTATTAGCATCTACGGCATTGTCTCCTTCTTACACAAGCGGAATGTTCTATGGAGCATTAAATACATCCTACCAAAATGAATTTGAAGGTAGTGCTACCATCCCGAACAGTGTGACAATGAGTTCACAACTCAATCGTACTACAGTTAAGTTTGTGAATGCAAATAGCACAATAACAATGACTCAAGGCGGTTCTGGGTTAAGGGCTATCGCTAACCAGATACTGCAGTTTACCTTCGACACAGCTCAGACCTCCTGCGTTGTGTCACATGTAGCAGGTTCCCAGATACTTGCTCCTTACTATACAGGCGCTAATAATCCAACCATAACTAACTACTACGGTCTTGCGATTAATCCTTCTGACGAATACAGCGCGACACTCGCTGTAACAAACAGATGGGGTGTGTATCAAATGGGAACATCTGATAATAACTGGTTTGCAGGTAAAGTGATTATTGGTTCAACCAACACCGTTGGCTCATCTCCATTAAACGTGAAGGGATTACCAACATCTTCTGCTGGGCTTAGTTCTGGGGATATATGGAGCAATGCTGGTGTTTTAACTGTAGTACCGTAATTGTATGAGATATATATTATTTATATTGCTATTATGTTCTTGTGTAAAAGAACCTGTTGTTAAAGAAGAACCAATTATATGCGATTTAGGTCCGCTAGATATTCCGTCAGCAAGACTTGTTAGGCTTAGGGATTCTGACAAGGATGGTATTTCAGATAACATTGACAACTGCCCTAAAAAGGCAAATACAAATCAATTAGATAGTGACGGTGATGGTATAGGGGATGTATGTGACAGCTCACCATTTTCTGTTCCTGTAACAACTGAGGCCGTAATTCTGTTAGACTTTGACGGATATATTCTACCTGCAAATAGCGTATGGAATTCCTCTAGTCAGCCATATATTGCACAACCTAGTGGATTGCTTCCAGATGACATACAGCAGGTCTTATCTCTTGTTGCAAATGACTTTAATAGGTTTAATGTAATAGTAACAACGGATGAAAATGTGTTTAACTCTGCAAGCCAATACAAAAGGACAAGGGTTATAGTCACAGCTTCAAATGAGATATATCCGGGTGTTGCTGGAATTGCATATGTGGGTAGTATGTTTTATGGAGGTGATTGCCTAGTATTCCCAAGCGTAATGTCATACAGTGTATTGAGAACAAGATTAGCCACTACTCATGAGATAGGACATACGGCAGGATTATACCATCAATCATTGTGGGACCCAAATTGTAATATTATATACACTTATAGACCATGTGATTACAGCACAAATACAGGCCCTTTTATGGGTTCTGTTGGAGTATCCTGTAACCCAATATGGTGGATTGGACCTACTAGCAATGCTTGTAATGATATACAGGATGACGTATCTTTGTTATCAACTAAAATTGGATTAAAATAACAAACAATGGCACAAATTCAACCAGTATCCGTATGGAAAGACGGACAAGTTAAGACAGCAGAACAGCTATCTCTTAGGTCTATCGGCGATGACTTGGAAAGTTCTGCACAATTCTATTACGAGCTGAAAGAAGCTGACGTAACAACTCAAGACGCAGAAGGTAACGATGTAACCTCCTATGGTCAATCGCTAGCCAACGGCAACCTATCTATGTCGGGCCAAAGCTATTCTGATTGGGGTGCTCAAGCTGGTTCAGACATTAATGCTTGGGCTTACGATTGGGCAGCCGAACAGCTCAATGTAGTAATTGTATAAGTTGGATAAAGGGAGGTAATCATACTTTTATTTGTAAAATAGCACGATTGGCACTAAATTTGTAGTAGTAAACCAAAAAAGCCATGGCAAAAACAACAAAAAAGTACAACGACCTGCTGATGCTGGTACAAGCAATCAACATCCTCAGTGGTAACAAGGAGGAAGTAGAAGAAAACAATAAGGGCATTAAGAAGCTCCAGAAGATTGGAGCAAAGATGAAAGAGCACCTTGATGCTTATAACGAAAAAGTTGAAGATATTCGACTTGACAATGCTCATTGTGATGAAAAGGGCTGCCTTATTCTTGATGAAAAAGGTGGATATAAGTATTCTAAAGACGGTTTGAAGAAGATGAACAAAGACATCAAAAACCTGCTCGGACAGGAGTTTGAGTTCTATCAGTTCACATTCTCTAATGAGGGGATTGAGAACTACGCATTCTTGGAAGGATGGGTAGAGGGACTTGAGTTTCCAAAAGAGGAAACAGAATTAGAAGTAGTATAAACAGTGTGACTCATAGTTGTGTACGGGGCTGTCATTCTTGGCGGCCCTTTTTTATGTAGGGTAAAGTGTACATTATCGCCCTAATGCATGCATAATTTGGTAAAATTCATGCAAAATCACCACAACAGGCATTTTACCGCACTTTAGATTAGATTTGTGGTATATGAAACATATAGTATACGGGCTGATTATAGCCTTCCTTTTGATTCTGTTATTTAGGTCAGAATGCGGAAAACCTAAAGTCAAAGATGTCATCAAGGTTAATGGACAGAAAGTTAAGGTAATTGAGCATACCATAGACACACAGTATGTTCCTGTGAAGGTAAAAGGCAGGACAGATACTCTTATAGAGGATACTACCATATACGTAGAAGTGCCAGTTATGGACACTAACGCCATGCGTAAGTACCTTGAGGACTACTATACAAAAAAGGTATTCAATGACACATTCCGTATAAACTACGGCAAGATATATGTACAAGATACTGTACAGATGAATAAGATTATAGGCAGGACATTTGGTGCAGACCTGCTAGTTCCAGTTGTCAAGGAATACTTGACTGTTGAGAAATTACCAAAGACGGAGCTATACCTAGGTGTACGCACGGATTGGCAAAAAAATGGTACTTTTGTTGGCATCGGACCATCCCTCTTACTTAAGACAAAGAGGCAAAGAATATACGGAGTAGGCGTTAACTTGGTTAACGGTAAACCTATTTATAATATTCAAATGAACATAAAATTATGAAGAGTCCGATTCCAACATTCACGTTTGAGCAGTTCGTTAAAGAGCCTGTAAAGGGTATCATGCTTCTCTGTCTGACAGCTATAACCTATTTGTACATAGACGGCAAGATGAACTACAGCGGTCAGATTGAAGCCCAAAGTGCAAAGATTGACAAGCTAGAGCAGAAGATTGACCTGCTGAGTGTACAACTTAAAAGGTCTGACAGCTTGCTTGCTGCAGCTACATCTAAACTGATTGTTTTACAAGAACTTGGTAAGATAAAATGAGGTACATATTATTTATATTTTTAATATCATGTGGAGCTCCTGCCCCGAAGGTTGTTTACGACACTGTTGAGATAATTGAGAAGCAGAAGTTCTATGATTCTGTAGCTGTCCTTATACCAATTGCTGAGAAAAGGATACAGCAGCAGGAGAGAAAGATTATCCGTACAATAGACAAGTTAGAGGTTGCAGCGGATAGCCTAAAGAAGGAGAACGAACAACTTAGAGAGGTAGTTAGAGTAACTAAGTCTATTGTAATTCGCGATACGATTTATATCAAGGAGAAGACCAACTTCTGGGGGAAGAAGAAGGTAAGTACAGACAGTATCCAATCTATTGACTCAACAATTATAGAGAATGAAAATGATTAAGAACTTCTTATGGAGCTTGTTCGCAGAGGATGGGAAGATTAGCAGCAAGAGATTCTTTGGTGGAATGGCAGCTACATCCTTGTGTGTTACCTTATTGGCTAACAGCTTTACTCATGGAGACATTAAACCGTCAGACGTATTGGTAGAGGCAACAGCTGCCTTTGCTGCCCTGTCGCTTGGAATATCTGCTTGGCAAACTATAAAAACTAAGAAAGATGAATCTGGAGAAGCTTAAAACTAAGATACCCGATACTGTACTGTCTCAGATACCAGAAGTGGTTGAGAAGTTCAAGATAAATACACCATCTAGACTGGCCCACTTCTTGGCTCAGTGCGCCCATGAGTCTGGTAACTTTAAGGTTACTACGGAGAATCTGAATTACTCTAAAGAGGGTTTAATGAAGGTGTTTGGCAAGTACTTCCCTAACGAGGTTTTAGCAAAGCAATACGAAAGAAAACCTAATGCAATTGCCAATAGGGTTTATGCTAATAGAATGTCTAATGGTGACGAGAACTCGGCGGATGGCAGCAAGTTCAAGGGCAGGGGTTTCATTCAGCTTACCGGCAAGGAGAATTATACAGCCTTTGATAAGATTGTAGATGACGATATACTAGCTAACCCAGATTTGGTAGCTACAAAGTATCCTCTGTTGTCTGCTGCTTGGTTTTGGAATAGCCGTAACTTGAATGCTATTGCTGATGGTGGTAATACAGACGAGGTTGTTACGAAAATTACGAAGAAAGTAAATGGAGGCACTCATGGTTTGCCGGATAGAATATCAAAATTCAAGCTGTTTATAGGAGAGCTTGTGTAGTTTTACAAGCCTATTGTATATGTATTTATACTTAATATATATTTGCATATACATGTAATAAAAATGAATCAGGACTTAGACATCGTAGGTTTTCCATCAACAATAATGACTTGGTTAGTCGTGTTTGATATAGTAAAAATCAATCCTTTAGTAACGTTTATTGTGAGTATTATGTCCTTGGTTTGGTTATCTTTGCAGATATACGGCTGGTTTGAAAAGCGTATAAAAAACAATGGCAAGAAATCGTAATGCAGGAAAGCACCCGTCTTATAAGGGTTGGAGTCCATCCTCTATAGCAAGGAAGAGGAAGTACGATAAAGAGTATCATCAAACAGAAGAAAGAAAAGAATATAGGGCTAAATTAAATAAGGCCAATAGGGATGCAGGAACCTATGGCAACGGGGATGGTAAAGATATGAGCCATACAAAAAGCGGAAAGTTTAAGTTAGAGTTAAAGAGAATTAACAGAGCTAGAAACGGCAGAAACGGAAAATCAACGAAGGCTTAAATTGCCTATTTTCGTTGTATGATTATTTCTTTTCACAAACATGAAGATGACACACAGAATCCTACGATTCTTTATATGTGTACAACAATGACTTTTGAAAGAATGCTAGAAGAAATTGCATCAATGCAGATGGACGACTTGATTGGAGATGATGGGATTGGCCCTATGTATAGTGATGAGCCATTTATGTTAGACCATATATATATGAACTAAAATATATGACTTATCCTTGCTATTTGGCCTTGTGTTGGGTGATGTATAAAAGCATCAATACCTTTAGGAGAATGTAGGTATCCATTCCTATGATGCCATGAATCTGGCCCTGAAGGACTCCTCATAGACTCAATTGTAACACCCATGTAATCTTTAGATTTCTTATGATGAATGTGATGGGTATATATGTACTTATGCTTACATTCTGACCAATCTGAACCCGTTTCGTGAGCCATTAGAAGAGGCAAGTCCCCTTCTTTAGCACCATCACCATGGGTGGTCCCAATTAGATTATTATGGTATCTAAAATATTTCCTATGTGATATAGATGTATTGAAGGTAACATGTTCACTTTTTGAGAACCACGAACTTATCGTATCTGCCAAGAAGTATCCAGACATATAGTCGTGATTAGATGGGTCGTACTGTACGTAAACATCAGCAACCTGCATAAGCATCTCAATAACAGCTATATGAAGTGATTTAGCTACTTGGAAATTCTCATGCCACATTCCTGTTGTATCCTGTGGTGTTCCACTTGTTGTTGTTCTCTTAGGAGTATCTATATGTAGTATGTCGTTACCTATAACATACATTATCTTATCTATATTAAATCCTGAACTCTTTGAAATTATTGACCTAACACCTTCTGCCACTCTATTTACTGCTATATAAGTATTATAGTCTTCTCCTGTCTCGCTCTTTACTGATAGCTTTCCTATATGTATATCTGATGGGTCTACAACTAAAAGATGTGGCTCATCTACTTTAGACCTATTTATATTTGGGTATACTGGCGAATGCTTAGTCATGTCTTTTACTATCTCATCCCTAACTTCTAGGTATGATATAGAAGGTGATTTGACATTAATAGAGAAGTTTTCACCTTTATACCAATAGTACTTTACGTCTTCAATTGGTATTCCTTTTTCTTCGCACTCCCTTTTTAACGCTTCGTGTCTTTGTCTTAGCTGTTTGACTACCTCGTACTCTTCCGGGGTTAATCTTGGGCGTATTTCTGACATCAATTGGTTGTTTGGTTGCTAAATTACAAACATTTTTTATATATTCTATAACTTTTTGACATTCTTTTTGGTTTTTTGGCAAAAACATCTCAGGATTCTTGCCTTCTGTATACATTTTATACTTTAACAGCTTCCATTTTAGTTTGTTGTCGTTTCTTTGAAAACCTTTTGTGTCTACGATAATATTGGTTCCGTGTGTAGTAAAATCAAAGTCCACGGTCAAAGTCATTGCTCTAACCGTGGATTTGTTGTATTTGAAAGACGGATGAAGAGTGTATGTGTTTTGGAATGTGAATGCTATAGAGTTACTACATAGTAGTTCATAGAAGTATAACTCAAGCCTTGAGTCAAACTTTATTCCATATTTCTGAACCTTCTTAATCACCTGCTAAATACTTGCTTGTGAACAGATGGGCTTATTTCATGCAATAGGTTTAGCTTATCTGATAACTGTATTGCCATGCCCGTAGACTCATCAATTGCTGTATCTTTTTTATAGCACTCTAAGGTTAGGCTATCTACCTTTACCTGTAAGACAGAGATTGTTCTTTGGTCATCAGCAGAATTGATTAATACTGCCAATAATATTGATGTTACAACTGTTGTTATAACGGCTAAAAATCTATTCATCGTTATTATTTTTATCATGTAAAAACTCTTCTGCCTTTTCTATAATATAATTAGTATACTGCCAATCAGAGAATGTAGCTCCAATAAGTATAGTCCTAAAGGCCTGGAAAATTTCATCTAAACTTACATCTGAGCCTTCGAATTCTACTGATGTTGTAACTCCATAAGATTTGTAAGATAATTTTGCGGATTCGTTTTTTTGTATCATAACATATTCATTTCTTGTTTAGAATAAGATAAAGCACTTCTGAGTAAGTCCATTTTATAGTGAGCTTCCTTAATTAACATTTCGCAAAGTGCGTTATAAAAAGAACAGTCACCTATCTCGTAGGCTATTACTATTTTCTTTTCTGTTGCACCCATGTCTTGGTTGTTAAGGTTCATACACTTTTGAAAAGATAGTTTTTCTGTAAGGAATTGAAACTGAGCTTTTGCCATAACTCCTTGAGCCATAACTTCTGTAAGCTCAGACATGTGGTTAACCACTTCTGCCGGGTTAGCACAATCTACCTTTTTGGCAACTACCTTTCTAAATGATTCGTGCATAGATACGCTTTTTTCAAACGCATCTTGCAACGATTTGTCCGTGAATACTTCCTTCATAATAATTGATTGATTGGTATTAAAATAATTTTAGATGTCTTATTGTCTCCTCCATCTACTACACTTCCGGCTTTATACCAAAACCTAGCCAACTCTTTAAGTCTTTCCGTAGTTATAAAGATTACAGTCTTGTTTTCTCCTATGACAAAAGCCCAATATTCAGCTTCAGTAGTTGATATTCCGCTAGGCAAACCTCTTGATGCATATTCAATAGCTACATTCCCTGTTTGATGAGCCATTCTGTCTGTTTTCACCTCAACCTTTGTTACTCCGTTGAGGAGAGATAGAACATGATTTTCTCCTTCCTCTCCGTATACAACGTCAATATCAAATGGTCTTTTTGTATTACCTACATTTTTCATTTTACATATCTTATGGCTACTTCTTTTTCAAGTAGTGGTGAGTATATGCGACTTCTTTTAGTAGCAGCATTTTTAATAGCCGTATACCCTATCCCCAATCTCTGTTCAGCTAGTTTAAGGGTTGAATATTTAACAGCTTTCTTTTTTCTTTCTTCTATATCGCTTATTGAAACGTCATACACCATTACACTTACCCTTGAATCTTCAATAAACTCATATCCCATATCATAATAATTTATGTTTGACTAATACTTGTTCTCTATTAAATGGCAGATAGTCGTTATCGTCTACGAACTCAATACCATTAATCATCTTAAGGCGGATTGGAGAACCCTGCGATGTTGGCTTACCACCAGTTTCCCTATTCCTAATCTTGTCAATAGATATCTCTGTATACATCCACTCATTGGGGTCTTTAATCTTTCTGTGTAATGTCATAAAGTTATCGGCCCTATTATACAAAGCAGCACCTCCTTCTGTATCAGATGCGTGTGGCATCTTCTGATGACCTCCAGAATCTCTATCCCTTTGGGATGCTGTTGTGGTGTGAACTGATAGAAATATTGTGGTATTGTAACGCTTTGTAAAGTTAAGCATTTCGCTGTAGGCCTCATAGTCATATATGTATTTATTTTTTGCAGCCGTAAGTTCCATCTTCAGGGAATTGTACGGGTCAATAAATACACCCTTTAGTGATTTATAAGCCATCAGTACCTTGGCGTGCTCAAGCAAGTCTTTATAAGAATACATATTGTCAGTAGACATCATAAAGAAATGCTCATCAACAAATTTAAGAGATATGTTATGCTCTCTGTCATCCATTTGATTAATCCTTTTACCTACGAAGAACTCCATAAGTTTCATCTTAACAGATGCTGACTGATTCTCTCCCGTATATACCATCCAATTCCAATCGTACTTAAGGGCAGATAAGAATAAGAACCAAAGGTTGACTGTTGTCTTACCGATATGGGAGTGTGCAAGAGATGCGTAGAACTCTCCTTCTTTGAGCCTAAAGCTTTGGTCTAGGTCGTAATACCCTAATGGAAGGCCCATAGGTATAAGTCCTGTTCTAAACTTATAGATGAAGTCATCATCCTTAGCATTGTTAGACAGGAATGATAACTCCTCCTCCATTGCACCAACTTCCCTAACAGCTTCCCTAAAGTCTTCTTCAATCTCTGATATTGGTCTAGCCATACCATGCCTTAGACCATCTTCAATAGTCTTCCTTGCAAGTTTAGGGTCATCAATATTCCTCTTGTTGACCTCATGAGATAGGATATTAAGGGCAATATCATACTCCATGCTCTTGGTAGCAACATAACCCCCTAAAAGGTTAGAAGCACGAAGAAGTATATGATGCTTCTCTCCATCAGGAGCAGACCTAATCATACGGCAGGCAATGTCTACTTTTTTGTAGTCAGTATGACCATCACCTACATTAATCTTAGCTACCGTCTTCTCTTCTTCTATATCAATGTCATAGAATACTGATGAAGATGTGTTGATGTAGATATCTGGGTCATAGGACACATAAAGAACTCTGCTTACATTTTGAGCTGTTGTGTCAAGTCCTTTGTATCTCTTAATAATAGCCTTATAGTGTTGAGCGTGTTTGTTGCCATCGCCTATCTTGATTAGGCCGTGAAGGCCATTGCCAGAGGCTGATTTCCATAGTGCATATATGAATTGGTCTTTAGATAGTGTATCTTTTACATCATCTATATTGTCAATTCCGTCTATGTCAATTGGAACAAATCCGCTATGCTTTGTTATACTCTTATCATCCCTGTAGGATATATATTCCTTTCCAGAAGAGTTCTGTTTAGTTATTGGCTTATTAAATTCTCCACTGAAAAGAACACATGGTAGGTTTGACTTTAGTACTCTTTTATCTTCATCGTTATCGCACGTTCTAATCATCTCTACCTTATCCTTGTATCGCCCGTCCTTGATTGCTTTTATGACAGCATCAAGTGTTACAATCCTTGGATTAGATATAGATAATATATTCTCAAAAATTGTTACAGTGTTCATGTTGCTAGGTTAAAAAACCCCACGCCATTTTATTGGCGCAGGGCTATGTATGGGGAAGTGGTCGTCTTAGAATGGAAGATTGTCATCCTTAAGGCCTTCTTGCATCTCTTTTGGAGTCTGCTGAGAAAGTGTCTTTGCCTTTGATGGGTCTGGTTTCCATGTGTCAAGCATGATGTAAACATTGTTCCCAAACTTATCAGGTGCCTTCCTGTCCTTGATTACGACATTACAATAACCTGCCTCATTTGCGTTTGCTTTAAGTTCCTCAATGAACTTCTCTACTTGGAACGATACCTTTGTTCCGTACATTGTTTTCTTACCTCTAGCTGCGTTGAAATAAACTGCTTCTGACATATACTTGATTTTAAAGTTTTAAAAATTACCCCATGGCTAAGAATAGCCGGGGTTTAGTTGCTACTTATGGTTTGGAATTTTCTCTTGTTGGCTGTGATATGAATGTCATAACCATGCTGTTCAAGAATATCTATAACAGCTCCCATGGATACGGCTCTTGGCTTTCCATTTTTATCTTTATATTTTCCTAGGTAGTTGACAAAGAACCAATAATTGGTTTGCCTATTTGATTCGTATATATCGTCAAGTATTGACGCTATCCTCGGATAAGCTTCGTGTAACTTATCTCTTGTTATCTGCTTTGTGTTAGACATAACTATTTTATAACTCGTTCTATTGACAACATTTGCCCTTCATCAAAGTCTGCCTTAAAGATGTAGAAGACATCGTATGGCTTACCGTAGAATAGGACTTCACCTGTATAGGTGCTGTCTTTTATGGTTAGGTTTTTTCTTTTTAGCTTAAACTTGAATATTTCATCTTCAGTCTCTACTAGCTCGTATTCGTAATCCATGTAGGTAAGTTTCCCGTTATTATCTATTTCATACTCAAGAAACTCTTTGTCAAGACTCTTGGTTTGAAATTCAAGATTTGATAAATCCCTTCTTTGGAAAGCATTCACCGGGAGCAACTCTTCTTTTATTTTAATATAATCGTACCTACTCATTTAAGTTAGGGAGAGGATTTTAATGCCCTCCCCCATATATTAAATCACTGCATGTCATTGCGAATATACAAGCGAATCTACAAATATCCAAATTTATTTTATCCAGGATGGAAGATTGATGCTTACCTGCCCATGAAACTCATAACCTGCGTCCCATGAGTTAAGTACCATACAGGTATTAAAGCTATCTGTTAGCTTCTGTATTTCCGCCCATCCATAG